GATCTGTATTCTGCTACTGAAGGCACAGGTGTTAACGACACAGCAATTGGTGACTTAACTGAAACTCAGATTATCAATGCAGGTGCTGCTTCCGCAGGTACTATGGTTGCTGGTGGAGACATCGCAGCAGATCAGTATTTGTATTTAGTAGGACAAGGCACAGGCCACGCTGCTTATACAGCAGGTCGTTTCCTAATTGAGATCACTGGGTACGACGTAGCATCATAAGGAGGTAAGTATGTCTTCTGACATTCAATCGACCTTTATAGAGGCCGCTACGGCAGATACTGACGGGGTTTGTGCTTCACAGACTCCATCTGGGGCCGGTAACCTTACTATAAACGGTGCGTTATCCGCTGACAGTGCGGTTACATTTGACCAACCCCGGCAAATTACTATTACAGGTGGTAGCAACGAGTCTGGTAAAACATTTACTGTTACAGGTACAGATGAAACGGGCACTGCTGCTTCAGAAGTAGTTACAGGCCCAAATGCCGCTACTGTTACTAGTACAGGTTATTTTGCAACGATTAGCCAAATTGCTGCATCAGCAGCAACTGCTGGGGCCATAACAGTGGGTTCTGCGGCTACTATTGCTGCTCCTATCTTTAGAGGTAGGTTACGGCTTTGTGGCTTATATGTTGTAAACACAGGTTCAGCAGGGACTATTACGTTCAGGCAGACCTCGGCTACAGGCGCAATTAAAATGAAATTTAATACGGTGTCTTCAGCCAATACGACTCAGTATCCTGATATACCGGATGACGGTATATTGTTTATTAGTGGCGGGTATGTCTTGTATACACAAACACACTTGTCTTCTATGACGCTGTTTTATTCGTAGAAGATGCGTAGCTACTACAGAACTGGCGGGCAGGTTAAGCGTAGGAAGGCCGCAAAACGCAAACCAGATGATATGCCCGCTAGGAACAAAAAGAATTTTCGTTCTACTGAAAGTGGAGCGGGGATGACTGAAGCAGGAGTTAAATCTTACCGAAGGAGAAACCCCGGAAGTAAGTTAAAAACTGCTGTAACGGAAGACAAACCGAAAGGTAAACGGGCAGCACGAAGAAAGTCTTATTGTGCTCGCTCTGCGGGTCAAATGAAAAAATTCCCTAAAGCAGCTAAAGATCCTAATTCTAGGTTGCGGCAGGCGCGGAGACGGTGGAAATGTTAGTATGGCTTACTTACAGAGTAACATTCCGTACTTTAAGTGTTGGGTACGGAAAGAATATACACACAACCATGAGAAGTATCATGGCGAGTTTATTCATGCGATGGCAATTGCTGTCACAACAATGCCGACAAGGTGTTTAAGTTTTCAGTTAATTTTTACTGGAGCAGAGACCTATGACGACAAAAAGAAATCGAATACACATGGAGGGGCCATGTGGGCGCGTATGCCAATTACCGCCTTGGTCGGAGATACCCCTTTTGAAGAATGGCCTGAAGCAATGCCGGTATGGGCTGCACAGCCTTGGGATTGTAGTTCAAGAGACCATTCGGTATACGTGTTGGATAGGGCAACGCCTTGTCCTTGGTTGGCAAAGATAGATAGTGAGTTTTATCCAGCTAAATATATGTTTACAGTAGATTATACAAATAACGAGATAGCTGACGATCCTGCTCAACATAAGCAGAGCCATGTGCTTGAGCTTTTAGATGCAGGAGAGTGGACAGGTAATATCGTTGCTTTACCGAATAATCGAGTAAGGGTAACTCATCCAGCTTGGTTTGAAACAGGAGAAGGTGCGCCAGATTTTAAACCATCTCAGCACGTTCATTATAGTAAATCAGATTTAGACTACACACTTGATGTAAATCAGGTGTTCAATAACTTATACGCGGAGTGACGACATGGCTAGAGAATCAGCAGCAGATAGATTAGAACGTAGGCGTAGAGAAGAAGCAGCGGCTAAGAGAAGACCTACAAGTGGTCTTAGAGGTACGGAGTTAAATCGTGAAAGAGGTATGTCTAATAGACAACTTAATCCTAGAACGATGACCGCTGCGGAGAGAAGAGCAGCGGGTAGAACTAAACAAAGCCGAAGAGGCGATGTGAAAGTTACTAAAGAAGCTCCTGCTTTTACAAAAGTAGAACGCCAGCCTAAAACTAATGTTAAGCCCCTTAAATCTGACATGAAAACTAATATGTCTGAGGCGCGTTCAAACGTATCGGCTGATAGAGGTACAGGTACAGGACTACCTAGAACCATTGGTTCAGCTAGAAAACAAGCTGAAGCGCAGGGTACAAAGGCTAAAACTTTTATGCCTAAGTCAGGTAAGGCTAAAGCCGCTGTTACCGCAGAAGAGTTGGCTAAATTTCGTAAGAAAGCCGGTAATACCAATTTAACCTACAGAGGAGCGTTACGTAAGTTTATTAACGAACGAGACGGATTGACTCCTAAAAAGCCTTATGAAACGAAAAAGAAGGTTGCAAAGAAAGCTGGCGGCATGATGAAAGCCAAAGGTATGAAAGCCGGTGGTAAAATGAAAACCAAAGGTATGAAAGCTGGTGGTAAAGTTAAAAAACTTAAAGCAGGTGGTTTTCCTGATCTTACTGGTGACGGTAAGGTTACACGGAAGGATGTGCTTAAAGGTCGTGGAGTCCCCGGAATGAAAGCCGGTGGTAAGATGAAGACCAAAGGGTATATGGCTGGCGGTAAGATGAAGTCCAAAGGATATAAGAAAGGCGGTAAGGTTCGTGGCGCAGGTATAGCTCGTAAGGGTGTAAGACCTGCTAAAATGTATTAATGCGAAGGTACTATAAGTCAGGCGGGAAGATATGTGCAAAAGGTAAGGCTTGGGCCAAAAGAACCTTTGATACGTATCCTTCTGCTTACGCGAATATGGCAGCATCTAAATACTGTAAAGACCCTAAGTATGGTAAGGGCAAAAAGAAAAAGACGAAGCGAAAAAAGGTAGCTTAAATGGGCCAGTTAAAAAAATGGCGGGATCAAAAGTGGGTTCGTATCGGCACAGATGGGTCTATTCTAGGGGAATGTGGTACATCTCCAGACAAAAAGAACCCCGATAGGTGTCTACCATTAGCTAAAGCTAGATCTTTGAGTAAAGAAGAACGGGCAGTCACTGCACGTAAAAAGAAAAAAGCTGGGACTAAAGGGCAAACAGTAGTGTCGAATACTAAAAAAGCAAAGGTGCGAACCGCAAAACGTGGTGGTTTAATGCAAGTACGTGAAAACCATAAAGGCTGCGGGGCAGTTATGCCGGGGCGCAGAAAGAAAACTCTATATGTATAACGGAGAACAACATGGACAAATTTGAAGTCTATCAAAACGGTAACTTTGTAGATGGTAGACCCGTATTCCAAATTGGTGTTAAACAGGAAGACGGTTCTTACGCTATTGTAGATGGCGACTTAATGAGTGAAGAAGAAGCGAATGCTCGGTTAAAAGAGCTACAGCCTCCTAAGAAAGCCGCTGCTAAGAAAGAACCCGTTAAGAAAGCAGCTAAGAAGAAATAGATGGCTACCTCTGGTACAACTGCATTTAATCCTGATTTTACTGAGATCGCTGAAGAAGCGTGGGAACGCGCTGGGCGTGAAATGCGGTCTGGCTATGACTTACGAACTGCTCGTAGGTCTATGAATTTATTGACTATTGAATGGCAAAATAGAGGGATAAATTTATGGACAATAGAAGAAGGGTCAGTCACGTTAACTGAGGGTACGTCTGAATATAGTTTACCTAATGATACGGTAGACTTACTAGAGCACACTATTCGTACAGACTCAGGTAATGCGACTACTCAATCAGATCTTACAATAAGCCGTATTAGTGTTAGTACGTACGCATCTATCCCTAATAAGTTATCACAAGGTAGACCGATACAGGTTTATATAGAACGCCTTCGTACTACCCCCAAGATAAACGTTTGGCCTGTACCTGATAAAAGTGGGTATGTGTTTTATTATTGGCGTATGCGCCGAATAGAAGATTCAGGACATGGCGCAGAAACCGCAGATATGAACTTTCGGTTTTTACCTTGTTTAATGGCAGGGTTGGCTTATTACATCTCACAAAAAGATCCTGAATTAATGCCGCGTGTCCCTATGTTAAAAGAAATATACGAAGAGCAGTTTGCCCTAGCAGCAGGAGAAGATAGAGAAAAGACTTCTGCTCGGTTTGTTCCGCGTATTGGGTATGTCTAGGTATGGCAAATCGATTTGCATCAGCCCGAAAAGCATTAGGGATTTGTGATGTTTGTGGGTTTCAGTACAAACTAAGGCAACTTAAAGACTTAGTTGAGAAAGGCCGAAACACGCATATAAAAGCGTGTCCTGAGTGTTGGAATCCTGACCAACCGCAGTTAAAGTTAGGCGAGTTTCCTGTTAATGACCCACAAGCAATACGAGACCCGCGTTCAGATAGCGCAGAATTAACAGAAAGTAGAGATACCCAGTGGGGATGGAATCCGGTAGGTGTAGGACGAGACCCATTCAACCTTACTCCTAATGATTTAATAGGGACAGGTGAAGTAGGAACAGTAACTATAGTGACCTCATAGGAGCATAAAATGAATGTATTTGATATGAAAGAAGTTAAAGTTCACAAAAATAAAGGTGTGCAACCTGTTAAAGGAGCACCTAAAACTGATATGAGCGGTGTAAAAACTTCTGGTATTAAGATGCGCGGTGCCGGTGCAGCCACTAAAGGTACTATGGTGCGTGGGCCTGTCGCATGAGCATGACCTATGCCCAACTAACGGCAAACATAGAAGGCATTTGTGAGACTTCATTTACAAGTGACCAACTTGCTATGTTTACCCAACAAGCTGAACAGTCTATTTATAACACTGTACAGATTCCTTCGCTTCGTAAGAATGTGACAGGAGTGTTGACTTCGGGCAACAAGTACTTATCAGTACCTTCAGATTTTCTTTATACGTTTAGTTTAGCGGTAACTGACTCTGATGGGACGTATACATATTTATTAAACAAAGATGTTAATTTTATACGTGAAGCGTATCCCACACCGACATCTACAGGGCTTCCTAAACACTACGCTGTGTTTGATGATTCTTCATTTGTTCTTGGGCCAACACCAAATAGTGGGTACACAATGGAACTACATTATGGGTACTACCCAGAATCTATTGTTACAGCAAGTACACTACCTTGGTTAAGTGAGAATTTTGATTCCGCATTATTAAACGGGGCTTTGGTAGAGGCAATACGGTTTATGAAAGGTGAACCTGATTTAGTTCAGATCTATAACACTATGTATCTACAGTCTATAGCCCTGTTAAAGAACTTAGGTGACGGTAAATTGCAACAAGATACTTATCGTTCAGGTCAATTTAGTATGCCTGTATCGTAAGGAGTGATATGTTTAAGTTAGCTGTTGAATCGAACATAGGAGAAGTTGTCGTAAAAACAACTGAAAATAGGGGTTTGGCCCCTGAAGAATTAGCTGAACGCGCTGTAGAGCAGATCGTTAGTGTGTCTTCTTCAGTAGATCCTGTGGTAAGGCAACAAGCAGAAGCATTTAAAAATCGCATTTACCATGTGGTTTTAGGTATTATTAAACAAGCGATTAAAAGTGATAGAACAACGCTTGCTAACGAGTTTATTCAGCAGGGCCATCCAGAACTTGCTGATCTTTTAAGGAGATTGTAATGGCGAT